CGCATGAAGATGATGCGCGCGTGGGGGAAGGGGTGCTCGCCACGATCGCCAATAAAAAGCAAAATTTGAAGCATGCGGCGCGGTTGGCGGTGCAACAGAACTTCTCCCGCATCGGCGTGCTCAAAGTCTGCTATGACCCCGACATGGTGCCGAATCCGGATGCCGGCGAGCCGATTATGGCGAAGGATGCGAACGGGAATGCCTTGCATGACGACTTTGGCCAGACGATTCAAATGAAAAACCCGCTCGATGGTTCGCCCTTGGTCGAGCCGGAGAAGATTTTGCGTGAGGATCTGTACCGCTGGGAGTGGGTGGATGCACGGTTCATGCTGTTGCCCGATGAAGGGCCTGATCCCAGCAAATGGACGTGGGTCGGCGAGGAAATTGTCGTGCCCTTGGCGGAGGCGAAAGAGGATGATCGGTTTCCGAAGGACTTGCGCGAGCAGTTTAATGCGAATATCACCGAAGTCTCCAGCAGTGCCTCACGGCAATCGAGGGCCAAGGTGGTGGAGGAACCCGACCCGCTCTTTAAATACTATGAAGTCTACGATATCAAGAAAGCCCGTCAGCTCATGTGGGCCGATGGGCAGGAATTTTCAGAATACTTGGTGAATCGTCCGTTGCCCAAGGGCATTAGCGAGCATCCCTATGCCATTTTGGGCGGCTTCACCCCCATTCTCGGTCCTGACCCCCTCCCCTGGCCCTATCCCTACGTCAAGGACTGGCTGGGGCCGCAGGATGAATACAACATTCGTCGGCAGCAGATTATGGAGGGCGCGAAACGTTCCGCCCGCAAATTTGTCTACGACGACAATACCTTTCCGAACCAAGACGAGGCGGCGAAGCTGTTGCAGAACCCTCAAGACATGGTGGGGGCCAAACTGAACGACATCAGCCGACCGCCTCTCATTTTGCAGACGCCCGATATCAATGCGGCCATCTATAAAGACATCCCGCTGATCATGAATGACTGGCGCATCATCACCGGGCAGACCGGCGCACGCTTAGCGGGTCCGGACGCCGATACGGCGACGGAAGCGACCTTTGTCGAGCGCGCGGCGAACTTGCGTGATGCCGATTTGCAAGACGCCGTGAATGATTGGCTGACCGTGGCCGGCACGAAGATGTATCAACTCGTGCGCGACACGCTCACGCTCAAGATTTGGGTGAAGTTGCGCGGATTTTCGGATGAGGAGTTCGATAAATATGTCATGGAGGAATATCAGGTTGATCCCAGCATCCTGAAGCAAATCCCTGGTGCCAAAGAATTACTGATGAGCCATTTTGGGCAAGAAACGTGGAAGCCCATTACACGCGAAGAGTTAGATTTTGACGCGGATGTGACCGTGGTCCCTGGCAGTTCACGCCCGAAGAATTTGGATGTGGAGCGCCGATCGTTCATGTCCTTCCTGCAACTCTTGGGGCAAGCCCCGCAACTGGCGATGAGCAAGCAGCTCATGACGCAGATTGCCGAGATGTTTGAAATTACGAATACCCGCCTCGTCGATGAACTCGTGGCGCTCTCGCAAAAGATGGTGCAAGTGAATGCGAATCAAGCGGGACGCAATCAAGGTGGCAGTGCAAACGGCGGCGGGGAGCAGCCGGGTGCGATGACCAGCGATGCCGCCTTGTCTGGTGTCTCGGGAGGGATGTAATGCCCAACATTGGACCCATTCGGATGCAAGTGGCAGGCGATCGATACCTCCAAGGGGCACGCATTTTGGCCTTTGTCTGGGAAGGCCCGAGTACGGCGGGCGATACGGCGGAAATTGCCGATCCGGTGAGTGGGGCGCGGCTCTGGCGCGGACGGGCGAACGATGTCCAGAACTATGTGGGTTTGAACGCCGGATTTGAGGGCGTGCATGCGCCGAACGGGTTTTACCTTAAGCAAATTTCGAGCGGCGATGTCTATGTCTACCTCCGTGAGAATTAAGCTGGCCAGGTGGTTGATGCGCTGTATTGAAGCGGAATGGAAAGCGGAAGTGAAGCAGCAAGTGGATAGCCATTTCAGTGAATATCCCGAGGTCCTGCGGCATAAGATCCCGCACCGTGACCCGCGTACCTTTACGTTGGAGGATCGGCAATGATTATCGTGGACAATAACAGCGTCTCGCTGCAAGCAACCTATGATGAACCGACCGTCTCGCAGGATGGTTCAGCCTTAACCGATCTCGCCTATACGCTCGTGGAATATACCATCGGCGGTGCACCCGCCGTCCTCGGGCCGCATATTCCGGCGAGTAAGCCATCAGGGGGAGGCCATATCACGACCACGGTCATTGTGCCGGCGCCAGCTGGGAGCAAGACGACCTTCCTGTTTGATGTGTTCGCGGTGGATCTCACGGGGAATAAGGGCAAAGTGTCATCCAGCGTGTCGAGCGTGGTGGATCGGGTGGGACCGGATGCGCCCATAAATTTTACGATTGGCTGATCCGACGGTGGCGACATTGGGTTAGCCGGAGATGATAATGCGGATATTGCTCGGTTGTCTGATCGGACTCTTCTGGGTGACTGTGGCGCAGGCCGTTTGTACCACCACGACCGCCAATCTCCAGCAAACGACGGTGCAGAACGCCATCACGGCGGCGACCGGCGGGGCGATGGACAGTTACGTCATCTGCCTCCCTCCTGGCACGCAGACCTGGACGACGACCAGTTCGGTGACGCCCTCGGTCACGTTGAACAAAGGCGTGACCTTACAGGGCACAACGGTTTGCTCTGGCTCTCCTGTCACCTGCGTCGATGGGACCATCATCAACGACGGCACCAACGCAGGCTTTGACGAGGGCCTGCTCAAAATCACCGGCACGAATGCGCGGGTGACGGGCATTACCTGGAAAGACCCGCGTGGTATTGGTGATGCCAAAGAGCCAATCACGATGAACTGCGCAAATTGTCGGTTTGATCATAATTCATTTCCCGTGACGCCGACCACACTCGATAAACACGGTGTCTATGTTTACAGTAAACCCACTTCCACGCAACTCATTGATCATAACTATTTCAAGGATCTTGGTGGTGGCGTCGATGTGGACGGGACACATCCGAGTGACTTCCAGTTCCCGGGAGATTTTAGCTGGGAATCCACGTTAGTGCCTGGCAGTGCGAATGCGACCTATATCGAGGACAACCACTTTGATTATAGTTCGAGCAGTGTGGGAGTGGATGGAGCCTGGGATTCTTACGCAGGGGCGCGGCTAGTCTTTCGCTATAACACGGTCAAACGCACCTCGTCTGGGAGCCATGGCCTCGATAGTGGGGGGTTGCGTTCGAGTCTCCTTCATGAACTCTATCGCAACACCGCCTCAAACACTGACTCGGCCATTTATACCTGGGCCAATAGTCGGGGCGGGACGCATTTCATTTTCGAGAACACCATTAGTGCCTCCGCGGGGAGTTTCAACATCTTCTTTGCCTACCAAAGCTATCGCAGCGACGACGGGTGTACGGATTGCGCGAGTTGGGGCATTTGCAACGGCGCGAATTTCCGCGATCAAAATACGTCAGGGCAGCAGGGCTACATCTGCCGCGATCAAATTGGGCGAGGGCCTGAGACGGCCCCCACCACCGATTGGCCTCGTCTCACCAGTAGCATCACCTTTTCTGAAGCTGCCTTTCCCGCCTATTCCTTCGCCAACACCTATAAAGGAGCTATTCCGACTATTAGTAATGTGGATATTCGAGGGGGGCCGACGAGTGATGTGCGGGCGCAGACGTTTCACCTGATTAACAATCGTGACTTCTTCATGGAAGTTTCAGGGTTTAATGGAACCACTGGGACAGGAAGTGGCTCATTACTCTCGCGTCCAGGGTTCTGTACAACTGGTGTCGCGTACTGGGCCACAGATCAAGGGTCATGGAATACGAGCGGAGATGGGCGTGGGTCGGGGGTATTGTATAAGTGTACAAGTACGAATAACTGGTCTGTGTATTACACACCATATACCTATCCGCACCCATTACAAGGAGCCAGTGGGAGCGATACGACCCCACCCTCGGCCCCGACGAATTTACGTGTGACGGGATTCTATCCATGAGTGCGATATTCAACAGTACTAATGCAGCAGAATCGGTAGGCTCAGCCAATTCCATTGCCAGCTTCAATGTGGCCTTGGCTGGTACGACCAGCAATGGCTACGCGCTGGCTAGTTTGATTTTCGCCACACAAGTTCCGACCGGGATTACCGTGACGATTGGTGGCAGTTCTGCGACAGAGTTGACCGGCTCTCCGCTCAATGCCTCGACGGTGCAAGTGAGGATGTACGGCATCCCCATTGCTGCATTAAGTGGCAATCTGGCTTGCAGTGCGGCTTGGACCAATAACACCTATGCCGCTTTAGTGGTGTCCGTCTATGATGGAGTCAAGCAAACGTCTTCGGTGATCTCTCCGCTCTCAAGCTTGGCCGATACGGGAGCAGGGAGCGCCACGCCGGTCTTAGCCGTGGTCGGTGGAACCAATGGGGATATGACGGTGGCGGTCCTTGCTGGCGACGCAGGACGCGATTTTTCCCTCCCCCTTCAAACCAGCCGCTACCATTCGAACTTGCAATTTCAGGCAGGGGTAGGGGTGAGCGATGGGGCGCGCACGGTAGCGGATGTCACGCACGGATGGACGGATGCGGGCGGGGCCACGAGTTACGCCTTTCTGGGCGTGAATCTGATCCAATCAACAGGCGGCGGCGGTCCCACGCCTGCTCAGCTCATTCCGGCCTTTACCCAAACCGGCGGTGGCTATGGGGTCAGCTATGTCTAACCTTGTGTCTCCATCACGAAACCGACCATGGTACATGATGGGGCACCCGCGCTCTGGGCGTAATCCGTTTGATTCGATTGGGCGAGATTATTGCCTCTTCTGCAAGCAGGATGTGGACGTGGACACGGAAGCGCATCATGAGGGCGGGACCTATGCCTATCGCCGTCAGTGTTGCCGCTGTGGGCAGACGATCAATTGGGGGGTCTATAACGCGACGATGCTGGAAGGGCTGACGACCAAACTCAATGCCGCCTATCAGTGGGTGGCGCAACCTGGGCAGGATCGATCATGACCTATGACGTGAAGCCGGTCAGGACGCATGTGGCCTATCATCAGGTGCCGCATCCCACCATTCCAGGGGCCTGGGAGACGAAGGAAGAAACCATTGTGGATGATTGGGGTGTCCATGATGAGACGGGCGCCGTGGTGGTGATCGAGAAGCGGCGGCAAACACATTGGCACAAAGAATCGTGTGACGTGTTGGCGAGAGCATTGAATGGAACCAAGGAGGAGTCTATGCAGTATAACGTGGTGAAGAAAACAGCGGACGGCAAAACCGCCGTCGTGGCCGGTCCCTATGATGATGCGGAAGCGCCCTATCAGCGGAAGCGCTTAGCGGAGCAGCATCCAGAATCAGAGTTTGAAGTCGCACCGATTATTCCTGACGCTGTAGCATAATTTTTCGGGCCGACCGTAAGCAACGAGGCCTCTATCGCCCGAGATGGGCAAGGAGGCCTCATGGCAAAGTTTTTCATAGGATTTTCCGCATTTGGAACCACCACCAGCAATAAAACCAGTTCAAAGATCATTGGCGCCAGCGCCAAGCGCTTTGAAATGGTCGAGCACGAAGCGTCTGGGGCGGGTACAGTCTCCCCGGCGGACGTGCAGCACCAGGCGAAAGCGGCCTTTCTCAGCAATGCAGGGGCTGGGACGCCAGGCAGTTCACCCACCCCTGAGAAAATGGATCAGGCGAGCAATGCCAGCTTGCTCACCGCCGGCACAGCCTATTCGGCAGAGCCGACGACCTACAATACCAACGTCTTTACCCTGTTCTCCTTCAATCAACGGGGTGGAATGCGCTGGAGCGTGCCGCAAATGGAAGGGTTCAAGACGGATGGTGGACAGACCGGACTGTCCTTCGCCACGCTCATTTTGTCGAGCACGGCGGGTTCGGTGGACGGGCAAACGATGTGGTGGGAGCCTTGATAACTAGTTGATATCATTGAGATATGCTGACTGACTCGCAAAAAGAATATCAGAGAGAATATCAGCGAGAACTCCGTCAGCAAAGGATTGATGAAGGCCTGTGTGAGCGTTGTGGAGGAGAACGAAATGGCTCTACATTCAAAATGTGCGATGAATGTAGAGCCGGTCGTGCCGAATCATATAAAAATGTTCATGGAGAAAAGCGGCGAGCTGAGCACAAAATCGCCCATCAGAAGCTCAAACTCGAAGTCTTTGAAGCCTATGGTGGTCTTAAATGTCAGTGTTGCGGAGAACAGCATGTGGAATTTCTCAGCATCGACCATATTGCTGGCGGTGGGCGAGCACATCGTAAAGAAGTGTTTGGCAAACCTGACGGCGGCAATCTCTTTGCCTGGCTCAAGCGAAACGGATATCCCGAGGGGTATCGTGTCCTGTGCATGAATTGCAATTGCGCGTATGGCTTTCAAGGTTATTGTCCTCATACTGTGTCTCGGTAGTCTGTGGCTCTGGCTCTGTGGGTTTACCGTTCGACCAACGGGGGGCGATTTCACGGTGAACTACACAGAGCCGACCACGAACAGTGATGGATCGGCCATCACGGATTTGGATCATTGTAACGTGACCACGCAAGCCGGGACACAAACCGCCGTAGTGTCCTCCAATATTGCCGCATCGGCGGCAACTGGAGGAGGCGCACAGGCCCCAATCATTACCATGCTGTGGGGGCCCGTGCCCTCACAAGCGTTGCCCTTGAGTTTCTCCGTGACCTGTACCGATAGCATTGGGAATACGGGAATCCTAGGCGGGCCTGCGCTCTTTGCGGTGGACCCCTATCCCTTACTGGTGCCGTAGATGATTGTTTATAAGAAGCCACAGCCGCGTTCTCAGCATGAACAGACCAACTGGATCATCCAGGTGTTGGCCACGCTCGCCTTGCAGCGGGCAGGGATTTGGTCGTCACGCTCTCTGGCCTCCTATCGCACTCCAGACAGAAAAGTCCTGGATGTGCGTTTGCAAGCGCCTTGGAAGTCGGCCACAGGCGAGTTTAATATCCCTGGATTGATTGATCCCACCCTAGCTAAATGGAGCCCAATTTGGCAGCAGCAGGCTAACACCTTCCGCACGGCTGACCGTGCCAAACTCAATACGAGCCAGATCAATCCTGAATCCATGGCGTGGCTCAAGGCCACGCTGGCGCTGGTCGATCCCGCTTCGACCTTTACCTGGCCACGCGGGGAAGGACTGCGGATCTACCGCCGCACTGCGCCACGGATCAATTTTGAAGATACGAGTTGGATCACCCCGATCGCGGTGCAGCAGTTGCCCGTGCGATCAGGCATCTTTACGAGCCAGATGAGTTCATTCCGTACCCCAGACCGACCGAAGCTTGACCCACGAACGATACAATTCGATCAGGCCTCAGCCTATATCCAATCATTCTTGAACTCGAACGTCGGGGCTTCTACGGCCCAATATGGCCCACCCACCTGGGCGCAGTCGGCCTCATTCCGCACCAAAGAGGCGCCCGTCTTGGACCCACGCTGGCAGCAGCTCAAGGAGCGCAAGTTTGGCATTCCCTTCAATCCGGCGCTCTTCGTCGGCATCCTCAGTCAGCGGTCTGATGCGAGTTACCGCACCTTTGAAACCAAGCGTCTGCTGACGGTCTTGAGCGAGTGGGATCGGAATGCAGATTTCACAGCTCCTGGTGCGCAATCACCTGTTCCCGCACAAAGCCCCGCCTGGACGAGTCAGGCGATGTCCTTCAGGACCAAAGAGAGCGCGGCGCTGGATGTCCGCTACAGCCCTTCCGTGCCTTCGACAGGCTGGGAGGTCTATCAGATCGATGCCGACCTGCGAAGCTGGACACCGGCCTTTGCGGAATTGTCGAACAGCTATCGCACCTCGGCGGGGAAAGTGCTGGATGCACGCGGCATCCATTACGATCAATTTGGCTGGCTGGATTCGGCGCTCAATTTGACCGATCCACCGAAGGCGAAGAAGTCAGACCATCGATTGACGAGTATGGGAGCGGGGCGCTGATGCCGATATACCAATACCAGTGCGGGTCCTGTCAGCACGAAGAGGAGCATTTTCTGCATAGTTTCGCCAAGGCGCAGCAGACCTTCTATCATTGCCTGTGCGGCACGGTGATGAAACGGATTATCGGACAAAGTGCCCCCGCGCTATGGTTTGAAGAGGGGCGAGGACGCTGGATTCAGAACCTCTCTGATAAGCCGGAATATGTGACGAGCAAAGCGCAGCTGCGGCAACTCGAAAAAAAGCATGGTGTCGTCAACGCTTCGACTGACGATCTGCTCTATAACAAGACGCGCCGGGCCTTGGATGCACGGCGAGAATCCCCCCATTCCCTGAAGGACGCCTTTCGCAAGGCGGTGGAGTCCCTATGAACAACCTCAATACGTGGAACAATCTGGCCTGTACCTGCGGGAGTGAGAAGTTTGTGCAGATGATCTCGCTCCGCTGGACGAACGGCAGCGGCACCGTGGCGACTCCTGCGCTCTATCGCTGTGCGAAGTGCAATCAGGAGGTCGATACGGCGAAGCTCATTGCCGTGCTGACGGTGAAGCAAAAGAAAAATGAGCTGGATCAGTTGGAGCAGGAATTGGGTGTCACGCATCCTACGCCTGTTCAGGCCGCAGGGACACGCACATGAACGAGCCGATTGTCTTAGACTTGCCCAAAAACGTGATTGAGCGTATTTATAAATACCAGCAGGCGGGACTGACGGGCCAAATCAAGTTGAATTTCAACAGTGGGCGCATCGAAAGCTATGAGGCGATGGAACACAATCGCATTATGAAGACGCATTAACGTTTAGTTAGGCCGACCGTTCACCACGAGGCCATCTCTGCTCCTTCGGGAGTGGGGATGGCCTTTTTGTTTTGGAGTTTTTCATGTGGGCAGTAACCAAGGAATCCCTTAGTGCAATTGCAGTTCCAGCAAAGCAATCGATAGAGATCTTTGGGATATCCCGCTCTAATGATATGGCGGAAAAAATGAGCCCTGGAATGACTCTTAAGTTCTTTGCGATGCGCGCGGCCTCCACCATGAATATGGTCAATGGTGAGAAATTCAGGAATGGTTTCTCCGCAGCATGCGCATTTATTTCCATATGCTTCGAAAACTTTTGGGATAAGTTTTTCTCTCGCCGTACGTTCATATTTCAATCTTTGATTGGGATGATCCTTCATCCATTTATATCTTATTGCGTTATATTTTCTCTGTTGCACTTTCCAACATTCATTGCATCTGTAATTTCTGGTTCTGGCCCTATAAGCAGGCCAATTTTCAGGAGTAAGTTCAATATTGCAAATACTGCATTCTTTCATGCTGACCATTTTAGCATAGATAAAATGCAACTTGCAAATTAGGAGGATATATGGGTGATGAATTAACGGGAACTGCGGTTGAAGCTGCTCAGGATGAGTCCATTGGGACTACGGCTGGCACGGAAACCGGACAGACCCAAGAGGGAATAGCTGCTCCCTCGCAGCAACAGCAGCAGGAAGCATTTTTCTCTGACGCCGAGGTGATGGAACGTATTAAGGCCAATCCAGAATTGGATCATGTCTTTAAGAAGTTCCAAAGTTCCTATACGAAGAAGATGCAGCAAGCGGCTGACTGGAGACAGAAGGCCGACTTGGTGGATCGTTTCAATAGTGACCCGGCGACTCGGCGCCAGATTCTCCAGCAGTATGCGAACGAACTGAGTCAGGCGGCTACGCCATCCGCGCAAGCGCCATCGACCAACGGTTCGACCATGCCGCCGGAGTTCGTCAACGCCTTTAAGGCAAATCTTCCCGCTGAACTGCAATGGATGGCGGAAGGGCAAGCCAAGAGCTTTTGGCAGGCCCAGCAAATCGCCATGCAACCCTATTTGCAGGCCCAGCAGCAGCAAGCCACGAACACTCGGGCCAGTGAATGGGACGAGTTGGCGGGGCAACTGCCGCCGGGATGGGAAGCGCATGAAGATGAAATGGCCGAAGTGCTGGCCTTTCTGGAATCGCCCAACCTCCGACATCCAACCTTGGGGAACAAGCTCCAGCTGCTCTACAAACTGGCCACGGGAGAGGCGCAAGCCACGACCAACGCCATTGAGCGGATGGGCGCGGCCTCCAAGAATCGGGTGACGGGACGTGGCGGAGCGGGTCAGCGCGTCGAGCAGAATACGAACGACCGCATTATGAAATCGCGTTCCATTCGGGACGCGGTCCAGATTGCGGGCCGTGCCGCCATGGATAAGCTCGAAGGGGCGGGCGCACGGTTTGAGGATTAACAAGGAGCACCCATGGATCTCTTGAGAACCATGTGGGCATGGGGCGTGTGGCTGTTCAGCAATCAGGCGGGGCAGATCCCCTCCAGTTTGACGGACAACTTTGACGCCTTACTCACCACGACACTCCGGGCCGTGGAACCGAAGTTGCGCGACAACATTACGCGCAGCAATCGGGTCCTGGCTTGGCTCGATAGTAAAGGCCGGATGCGCAAGCAGGACGGCGGGGAACGGGTCCAAGTTCCCCTCATGTTTCAACAGAACACCACGGCGGATATTTACAGCTCCTATGGGCTGCTGAATACCACGCCACAGGACGGCATCACCTCCGCCTTCTTTTCCTGGTCACAGCTCTCCACGAGCATTGCGATCAGCCGGAAAGAGGAGCGGCAGAATAGCGGGAAGTCTCGCATTCTGAATCTGCTCGAAGCGAAAACCATGCAAGCGGAAGTGAGCTTGCGGGAGTTGCTGAATAACTGCATCGTGGCGGGCCGCATTACGGCGTCCTCGTCCATTGGGCAGTTCTTCGCGCGTGTCGGCACGATGGACAGCGGAGCCACCGGCCCGTTGCCCTTGCCGGTGCTGATCGATGCGAGCGCCTCACGGTCCGTCTCCGTGGGGAACATTAACGGGAACACCTACTCCTGGTGGCAGAATCAGGCCTTGTCCTCTTCTGCGACCACTTGGGCTGGCTACTTCCGTGAAATGTCCAATGTATACAACCTCTGCTCCAAAGGGGTCGGGGGCTATCCTGACCTCCTCGTGGGTTCCCAGAAAGCCTGGGAGACCTATTGGAACGGGCTGAGGAATCAAGAGCGGTATGTGGTGGACGATAAACGGACCATCGATATTTTGGGTGGCACCGGGATTTTCCCCACGGACATGCTCAAGTTTCGCGGGGCGGTCTACTTCTGGGATGAAATGGTCCCGGATGCGCAGACCACAGCCAGCGTGCCGGATTCCATCGGCACCTTCACCGTGGACACCAACTATTTCATCAATAGTGATGCAATGGAATGGGTCACGGACTCACAGACGGATTTCATCACCACGCCCTTTGTTCGACCGCAGGACCAAGATGCGAAGGTGGCGCAGATCCTCTGGATGGGCGCGATGGGCATTAATAACCGTCGGAAGTGCGGCGTGCAGTTCAACATCAGTCAGTCCATTACCTCGTAATGGATACGACTCACAAAACGGGGCGTGACGCTGACCCGTCATTGCCTGTCAGTCACAAAAAAGGAGTAGCGCGATGATCTTTCAACGCGTCAATCGATCCGATCCGGAGAAGGTGTTTCTCGTGGTGCAGAGCAACGGGACACTGATTCAGGATCAGTGTATCCAATGGGAACTCAACAGCGCCTCAGTCGATGGGGTGAAGGTCCGCAGCATTGCGACCGGCAACGAGTTCTCCTTCGTCGGGGTGGCGGATAAGGCCATTGCCTCAGGAGCCTTTGGGCTCGTGCAGGTGTATGGCTATCGCAGCACCTCGATTGTGTTTCAAACGAACACCTCGCAGGACACCGGGCTTCCCCTGGTGCCGGTGGCTGGACAGAGCTATTTCAGCTCCGTCTTGACCACCTTGGCGAGCAATACCTCGATCACCTTACAACCGATTTATGCGGTGCTGGCGCAGTCCGTGATTTCGAGCGCGGCCTCCAGCACGGTGTCGAATAAGATCTTTATTCGCGCCCTGTAGGGTGAAAGCGGCCCGACGAGCTATCGGGTCGTTGGGGAAGCATATAGGTGGCTCCCATATGCTCCCTGATAATTAAATGGCTTCCGCCGGGTGTGCCTCAACACCCGGCCCCTATTGGAGGTATTATGCAGATTGCACGCGGCACGGCAGGCGGCACAAATCAGGAAACGAGACCGGCGAACCACCTAGAACTCTGGGCGCAGCGCTGGCTCAATAAATGGCATGGACAAGGCGAGCCCCATCAGTACCGCTATTATCGCTGTCATGGCTGTCACGATATTGTGACGCAGCACGCGATTGAGAAAGGCGGCTGTGTCTGTGGGCTCTCGAAGAAGGTCAGTCCGGCCTTGCTGCGGTTCAAGGACAAAGTGAAATTGCTCTTCCTACCCTGGCAGTACAACTAAGGAGGCATCATGGGACAGATTCCACAAGGCAAATGGGGCGGCGATAAAAAGGGACCGGGGACGCATGATATTACCGGCGGGAAGATGACGGCAGGCGGCGGCAAGCTCGGCGCGGGGAAGAAACTCAAAGCCATGATGGTCTGGAAGGACACGGGCAAGAAAGGCGCGTACTAATGCCACCCGTCAAAGTCGCCTTTGGCTGTACGGCCTATGGGCCGATTTGGGCGCCCGCCGTATCGAGTTGGCTCGCCATGATTGCCTGGACTTCACGGCAATTAGAACTGCAAGTGATTGGACAGATTGCGGGAGCGGGGGTCACGGATCGGATGTACACACATTCGGCAGAAAACCAGCTCGTGAAGGACTTCATTGCCATTGATGATGCGACGCATCTCTTCATGACCGAGATGGATATGATTCTGCCGAAAGAAGCCATCTTGAATCTGTTGGAATTAGATAAGCCGATTGCCTCCGGCGTGTATTTCCTCAGAAACGGCAACGGACAATCCTGTTTGTATAAAAAGACCGTGACCCCGGCAGACAATCCCTATCCGCATACCCCAGTGAGTCTGTTTCCTCTGGACAAGCCCTTTCCCATTGACTGTGCAGGTTTGGGCTGTGTGCTGATGAAGCGGGACATCTTTGGGAAGATCAAGCAGCCCTATTTCGATCTCAAGGAATACACCTATGGCAGCGACATGTATTTTTATACGAATGCCAAGGATGCGGGAGTCGAAACATGGGCCGATCCGAGAACAATGTGCTGGCAAATTGATTATACGGTGGTCGGGCCTGAGGACTATCACAAACGCATGATTGAGGATGTGAACTTTGCCAAAACCGGCTTTATCATTGGTCGGCAAGAGGAACCCGCAGCTGCCCGTTGACGGGACGCCGGTTCGCTTGCATTTAGGCTGTGGACTCACCCGCCATGACGGCTGGGTGAACTGCGATTATATCGACACGGAGTTTGCCGATTGCGTGTTTGATGTGCAGCAGACCTGGCCCTTTCCCGATAACAGCGTGCATGAGATCTATGCCTCGCACATGCTGGAACATCTGTCCAATACCACGACCTTCTTCAATGAAGCGTGGCGCGTGCTGCATCCGAACGGCAGCTTAATGCTCCGGCTTCCCCATGGCCATCATCGTGCCGCTTGGTGGGATATGGAGCATCTCCGTCCCTGGTTCCCTGAGAACTTTGCCTTTCTGCAACCTGGCTATGGGGAGAGCATCCGCAACCCACAGCACTTGGCGCGGCATGCCTTCTTTGGGATTCAATCGATCGATCAGCGCGTAGATGGCAAGTTTGCGCCGATCCTGCGCTGGAGACTCGGACGAAAGCTGCTGCTGCCATGGATCAATCATTTCGTGGATGCCCTGACAGAACTGCATGGCTATCTCTATGCCATTAAGGATGCCGAGGCGGCGAAGGCCTATGAAGCGCGCAATCCTGGTTATAGCGTGCCCTCTCGGTATGTGATGTATGAACATGATCTCAGGGGGGATGTGCGCGGACCCAATATGCCGGGGGGCTGTGTCACGGTGGTCTTACAGGATCTCTAATGCTCAAGATTCATCACGGCGGCAAAATGGGGGATCTGCTCTATGCGCTGCCGGTGCTGCGTGCGCTGGCACGGATCAAGCAGGAGAAGATTCATTTGACCACCAGTGGGCACTGCTGGCAGCTCGTGCCACTCCTCTGGGAGCAGCCCTATTTTGGCGCCGTCGAATTGGATGAGAGTCGCCCTTATGAATTAGTGGATGGCGTGATGAGCGGCTGGGATTTCTATGGACCGGGTGAAGGGCTGAATTTGAGCTTGCAGCCAGGCATGAAGTCGTTGGCTGATCCCTCCTGGACCCATATTTATATGCGGCTCTGTGGCGTGGAACAATTGCTCGTCGAGGATGCGGTGGCGCTGCCCTCGCTGGTCAATCATCGGCGCTGGCACACCCAAATCAAGGTCACAATTGCCGGGGTGCCGCAGATCATGCCGAAAGTCTTTGTAGTGGCGCCAGAAGTCGAAACACTGACTTCGGCCAGTCTCATGACCTGGATTAAGGTCATGGATCGCTTGGTTGGAGAAGGGACTGTGCTCCTCGTTGGCAAATCCACGCAGGTCGATTTCAAGGGTGCCCTCACCGCCTGGCAAGGACGTGAAACAGATCGATTGGTGGATCTGCGAGGCTGTACCACCGTGCCGACCATGGCCCGTCTCATTGCCGAAGCGACCGGCTTTATTGGTGCCCATTCTTTTCCCTGGCATGTGGCACGCCATAGTGAAACGCCCGCCGTGTGTCTGCAAACCTGGCAAGACGGACTCTATCGCTGCAAGGTCATTGATACCCCCTCGTACTGGCTCGAACCAGAGGCGTGGGAAGAGGCTGTCAAGTTCGTGCTCCACCCGCAACCTGTGCAAGAAGGAGAACCGCAATGAATTATACCGATCAAAGTGCTGGCGCCGCAGAATTTACGCTCTATCTCACCCCAGCCGGCAAAGACTTAAATGGTGAGCCTCTCTATACCATGGCGAGCTTTGCCACGGTACGTCTGAGCGATAACACCGATTCCACCGGCACCTTTGTGCAGAGCTTGCCGTGGGATCATCCATTGGCGGAAGCCTATGACAATAACATCCGGTTCCGGATTGAAATGGTGTCAGGGGCGATCCCGGCACCACAGCCGAACGATACGGATCAACGGGCCTTGCATTTCATTGGCGCGTTCTAAGATGGAACGGCGGACGCTCGCATGCGGGATTACTGTCGATGTGGCGGTGACGGAGGCACAATGGCAGCAAGGACTCTCAGGCATCACCTGGCTGTCCACCTACTTCAAAGAGGTCGATGGCATGCTCTTCGAGTTCGACGAGACGAAATGTTGGGCCATCACGACCCATCAGACGCTCGTCCCGCTCTTTGGTTACTGGCTCGACGATCTGGGTACGGTGGTGGCGAAATTGCGCATGGAGCAGGAAAGCTCGGTGATGTTTGTCCCGTTGACGAAGGCGCGCTATTTGATCGAAGTGCTGCAGCCGTTGCATTGGGCGATTGGGGATGTGATCAGCCTGGAGGCCGTGCATGACGCGACTCGATATGCAAACACGTATCCTGGAGAAGCTCAATGAATCCACGACGAATCCGCAGTTCTGGAGCACGTCACAGATTGATGACGTGATTCAGGAGGCCCAGGAGGTCCTGGCGGAAGAGTCGAGGATCATTAAGCGCAGCGTGACGATGACGGCACGTCCAGGCACGAGTTACTATCAGATGCGTGGCATTGCTGCCGATTGCATGACGCCCTATCGCCTCACCTTGCCGGATGATCGGATTCGCCTGCGGGCGGTCTCCCCGATCCAGCTTGACGCCTATCACCTCCTCTGGGAGACGGTGACTGGCACGCCTCGCTGGTGGGTCCCGATCGATTGGCAAACCTTTGCGCTCTTTCCCCATCCCATTCAAGGTGGGCATGTGATCAAGGTCGATTATTTCGCATGGCCCCACACCTTGCAGGATGACGGCGATGCGCCAGAGTTCGGGGTCTCCGATGCCGATGCGCTCGTGATCTATGGGGTCTATATGGGGCTATTGAAGCGCTGGGATGTGGGACGCGCCACCGTCCTCTTTGAAAAGTTCATGCGGCGCGTGAATAAAAGCCGCTCCTCAACCGGCATGGATAGTGAGGATGGGCGCACCTGGCAAGCGGTGGCTGAACCTGGGGTGCCGTTTCTGCAAGGGTTGGACATGAGTTATCGATGAGCACCGTCCAAGACGAGATTACCAAGGTCCAAGAACTCCTGCATGACAGCGGGACGATCTGGACATCCGCTGAACTGCTCAGGGCCTTCAATGATGGCTATCGACGCTTGCTCCAAGGCAGCGACTCGGTCAAGGATCATGTCGCCTTTGATATTCCACCTCGGCACAGTATGACCTTCTGTTATGAGTGGGAAGATACCTATGGGTCAGGGCCTCAATGGATGTGCATGCTGGGGGCGCGCGTGGGGCGCTGGCGCTGTACCACTCGCTGGGAGGCGCAGCAGGCGGAGCATGTGGGGGAATTGCTGACCGATGCCGTGACCACGACGGCAGAGATGACCGGGATCACGCAGCAATGGGAGCGGTTTATTGTGGGAACCGATGTGGACCGGAATTATGATTTGATCTTCCCCAGGAATATCAACAGTCCCTCGCGCGTGCGCTTCAATAACTCCATCATGCTGCCGATCAGTACCTTGGAACTCGATCAAGTGCATCTGAACTGGCCGTCCTTTGTGGGACAACCCTATTGGTGGACCGCCGGCACTGGGCGTGTCCAGTCCATCGAAATCTATCGGATTCAAACGGACTACACGCAGGCCTATCAACTCACCTATGCGCAATACTACGACTCGGTGGGGATGCCGCGCTATTGGTCTGGGAGTCGCACCTATACCCAGGACCTGACCGGCGTCTCGGCCTTCAACACGATGGGCTATACCAATCCATCGGATGCGCAAGCGCTCTTGACTGTGCGACCACTCGCGGAATCGTCGCCAGGCATGGCCGCACGGATCACCTTGTACGAAACGACACCGGTCGTGCCGACCGATGATCTCAGCGCCTTGAGTGCCAAATTAAACGGCAGTCATACGATTTCGCAAACCAGCATTACGATCATCTCTGATCCTGGATGGGACCCAGCCGGAGAGGCGAACGGGTTTGCCGTGCGCGTCGAATCGGAGATTATGTATTATTATGCTGCGGCGCCATTTCATACCTTCATCAATGTGGTGCGGGGGGCCGAAGGCACGACGCCGGCAGCCCATAATGGCAGCAAACGTGCGGAATATATTCATGCGACCCCGCCCAAAAACTTCTGTATCCAGCCGTGGGAATATGACACGGTGACATCGGCGTCCATCCTTCGCACTGGGGGGACCATCGGCACCTATCGATGGGAATCGCAACTGACCGTCATAGTGGGGAGCAATACCATTGAAGGGGCGGATGCGTTGCCGTTGGCCATTGGCATGCCTCGGGCCGTCAGCAGCCCAGACCGACAGTATGTGCCCGTCATGCGTGGATCAGGGGTCTATACCGTGACGGGGATTCCGCGTGAATGGGGGAGCTCGGATGGCAATTTCTTCGTGACCTATAACGCCATTAATCAATCGGATCTTACGCTGACCGAATCACCAGACCTGCTCCCCGCTCAGGTCTCCAAATATCTTCGCTATTATGTCCTCTGGCAAGCGTTTGGGCGACAGGGTGAAGGCTATCGACAAGACTTGGCGGATCATTGGTATGCGAGATTTGAGCGCGGTGCGCGGTTCATGCGGAAGCTCTCCGATGTGGCCTATACCGATCATATCTATGTGCGCGAAGAAGTGGGGGCCACTGAGGTACGACGGGTGCCGCTCGTGTCCTTGCCTCCGCAGTTTGAAAGGATTTGGTAATGCCTAGCCCGACCGGCGAAGCGACCGCCATCAGTGAACCGGCAGGCCCCATGATGGGAGTGAATCTGCGCGAGGATCGGATCTTGATAGGGCAAACGGATCTCGCCAAAGCCGTGAATGCGGATATGAATCTGTCGCCGGGAGCCATCGTCATACGATTAGGCAGTGTCCAACTCTCGAATGGACGGATTAATAGTGGATCGACTCCGCTGCCCATTCGCCGTCAAGCGCTCATTAATGGCTATCGCTATCAAGTGGAGGGCACCAATCTCTATCGAGACTTTGTGAGTATCGGGAGTGGCATCCTCTCGCTCAATTACAGTACCGCATTCCAGGGCTATCAGCCGCTGGTCGATACCACGCTCTGGGCCTTCATCGCCGACGATCAAGTGATGCAGAAGGACAATGGCACGAGCCTGGTGCCTTGGACGATGGCGCAGCCGGCTGCGGCGGCCACGGTCGGCGTGGGTGCGGCGGGGACGCTTACGGGCACCTATAAAGTGGCCTATACCTATGTCCGGAAGGTCGGGGGCAATCTGCAAAGTCCTGGCGCCGTCGTGGCAGAATCGAACCCCAGTCTTGCCAGTGGATCGGCTGTGCTTGCTAATCAGCAATTGAGTGTGACAGGGATCTTAGCCTCGACCGATGCACAAGTGACGCACGTGCGACTCTATCGCACAGTGGCGAATGGCTCGCTGTTTCTCTTCGATCAAGATCTGAATAATGGGAGCACGTCGGCGACAAGTACGCAGGCGGATATCGCATTGGGCGGGGCACTCTCGCTCACCGATAACTCTCCCCCGCCGCGCTGTTCTCAAGTCGCGCTCTGGAATGAAACCTTTTGGCTGACGCACGATCTCCTCAATCCGACCTATCTCTATTATGGCAAGCGGTTTAATCCTGAAAGTTTTCCGCCTGCCAACTTCCTGTCGATTGGCGATGCCAGCGATCCCTTGCAAACGTCCGTCCCATTTGGAGGATTATTGGGGGTCTTTTCACGTAAGACCAAATATCGCATTGTGGGCAATGCGGTGACAGGTTATGCCCCAGAAGAATCCATGTCGCGCCGCGGTACGTCCGCCTATCAAGCGGTGGTCACGACGGAATTTGGAGTCATCTTCGTGGCGAGAGACGGGATCTGGCGCACGGACTTTTCCTCACCCGATGTCAATATGAGTCAGGCCATCTTCCCCCTGTTTGTCGGTGAGACAGTCAATGGGCTTGATCCCATCAATTGGAATGCGGTCGGGGCCATGCGTGCGGCCTTCTTTAAGAATCGCTATTTCCTCACCTATCCTTCCGGCACAAACACCACCTGCGATATGGTGATGGTCTACAGCATGGATGTGGAGGAATGGTATTTCTATGCGTACAGCCATGCAGGCGGGATTGGCGATCTCTATTATGAAGAACTCAATAATCAATTGCTGGGCGGCGACAATAGTTCCACCGTCTTCATCCTGGAGGATGGGAGTCAGGATGATGCGACGGACATCGCCTTGGATTGTGAAACCAAGGATTTTGCCGGGGCGTCGAAGGATGTCCGTAAGCTCTTTCAGTTCATCCGCATTGATGCCAATACGGGAGGCGATACGCTGACCTGCGCCCTCTATGTGGATGATGTCCTCAAAACCACCCAGACCTTTAGTAGCATCACCCGCACAGAAAAATTGCTGACGGTCGCGGGAGGCACGGTTGGCTATCATTGGCGGATCAAATTTACCTATACGGGGCACCAACGGATTCGCATTTATCCGCCGGCGGCTGTCTATATGCCACTGGTGAGCCACTAATGAGTGCGATTCCTACAGGCACACTCTATATTCGAGAGAATACGGTCCCCATTCTCAATGATCGACTGCGGAAGATTGGCGATGATCTGAGCAAGGTGAAGGATTGGAAATATGTCGATATCAACCAACAGCTCCTCCACTGCTGGGGCGATAGCGGACTTACCAGCTAACCCGCTGGACCGCTATATTGGGCGGCATGTGCGGCTCTGGCCCTATTTGCGCGGGGCCTATACAAAGGACTGCCTCTATCGGCTCTGGTTAATGGTGGCGAAGGCTGACGCCTTCCATCAGCTCTTCTGGGGACTGCATGAGACGGAATCACGGCATGGAGACCTGGAGCACTTCTGCCATTATTTTGGTGAGGAGAGCGGGCGACAGTTGTTCATAATGGAATCGACGCAGCGGGACGAACTGGCCGGATTTCTCTGGATGGATGATGTGATTCCTGGCGTGCGCGGGATTGGCAGTGTCTTTATGGCCCCGGCCTATCGAGGGCGTGCTGCCAGTGAAGCCGTGCGCCTGTTCTGCACGTATGGATTTCGTGAGATGGGCCTGCAGTCGATCTGGGGCGTGACGCCGTGGCCACAGGCGGCGAGTCTGATCACCGAAGTGGGCTTTCAGCGCATGGCGGTCTTGCCTGGCTTTGCCATGGTGCAGGGGGTCTCGCACGATGTGCGCATCTTTCGCCTGATGAAGGAGCACTTTGACACACTAGCGTAACCGTCATTTTTGCCGACCGGACACCCCGAGGCTCTGTCGCTCTTCCTGGAGAGCGCATGGCCTTTTTTTATGGGGTGATTATGGGCAACACATTTCGGAAGGGCTCTGAACAGAGCGGGCAATCGGGCGGCCTCTCGAACCTCCTGGCCCAATATGCCTCCGGCCCAGCCAAAACAGGTTCGACGGCCTATGGGCAATTGGGGGACTTTCTCAAAAATGGGCAATTACCGCCCTCACTCAGCCTGACTGGACCACTCCAGGATCTTGCGGGACAGCAGGCGACGGCGAATCAAGGCATTCTCGATACCGGCGCGCGCGGGGGGCAGCTCAACAGCCTGCTCGCCAACAATGTGCTCCAAGGTCAAATGGCGCGTCAAAACATGATCAGTAATCTCCGGAACCAACTCTTTGGGCAAGCCTTGGGCGGCTCGTCGGTTGGGCTCGGAGGCTTAGGCAATGCCGCTGGGAATCTCACGAATTTGGGAGGCCAGCGTATCGCGCAGAATCAAGCCTTTCAGGGTGGCTTGGGACAATTAGCGGGCATGGCGGGGAAAGCCGCCTTTGTCTAGGGAGGAGCCTATGGGAGCCTTTGGCTCAGGATTAGCGGGAGGAGTCGATTCGGTCAATCAACTCCAGCAGCAGAAACAGCATAATCAATTCATGACCGGGCTCATGCAGCAAATGATTGGGAATCGTTCCGGGAGCGCGACGCCGACCGCGCCCACCATGGAAGGCCCCACGCAAGGGCCACAACTGCCTCAGGGCGGGATCTCACTCCAGAACATGATGATGAGTGGGTTACGCAATTTACCCATTGCCAGACTCTTAGGAGGACTCTAATGGGGTCCTTTCTGCAAGGGGTCGCGGGTGGGATTCAGCAGGCGCAAGAGAATCGCTTGCATAAAGCGCAGATGGAGCATTTGCAGGCACAGACTGATCATATGAAGGCGCAGGCCGATCAGGTGAAGCAGTTCCATACCTTGCTCAAGACCATGACGCAGCCGAAAGTGACGACGACGCCCGATCAAGCCGTGCCTGATGTGCCAGGCACGGGGGGCACCTTTCCGGCTACGCAAGCTGAACTACCCAGTGGGACTTGGGATGTCAATGAACTCCAAGGCGGTCCCTCTGTCGGCATGACACCCTCCAACATTAATTTTGGCGGAGAAGGATCTCAACCCTCGATTCCCATTGTTCAGAGCAATAGTCTCCAGCCAACCCAATCTGTCATTCCAGGACAGACGACAGAGGGGCCATCGCCTATGGATTCAATCCTATCAGGCTATTCCCCAGAGGCCCGCTCGTTCATCTCTGCCGCCCTGCAAAGCGGCGACCCGAACACGGTCTCGGCCATTATGGCGCGGGTGATGAATCCACCACAGACGACCTATAACCAATTTGATCCCACCAAACCGATTTATGCGAATACGCCAGGGCAAGCCCCGCAACTCTTTGCGCCAGGACAAGCCAAGGAGCCGAACCCGATTAAGGTCGGACCTGGGGATGTGCTCTTTGATCCATCCACAGGCAAGCAGATTTTCTCTGGACCAGCCAAGGAAGAGACGCCGAAGAGTCCGCTCACCGTCTCAGATGAAAACCGCCTCGCCCATGAATTGTACGGCAAGGACTATTTGACCCTATCGCAGCAAGAACAAACCAAAGTGAACGCCCGGCTCAAAAAAGACAAGGAAGAGATTGCCCAAATCTCCGCACAAGGGAAAGCCGACGTTATTAAGCCTCCCACCCCTCAAGAACGCGAAAAGCTGACCGAGAATGCCTCCTCCCTGCAATCGCTCTCAAGGCTTGGCAACCTCTATAAACCTGAATATGTCGGTCCCGTCCGTGGGCGTGCCGGTCAACTTCGGCAAGCCTTTGGCGGCACGGCAGGCGTCGAACCCCTGACGCCTGAGGAATCGCAATTCAGAGCCGAAGGCGCCGCGTTCCGTAACAAGATCATTAAAGCTATTACCGGATCGGCGATGAGTTCCAATGAGCAGGATCGTATTTTGAAGCAAATTCCCAGTGAGAATGATCCACCTCAGACCTGGGAAGGCAAGTATGAAGCGACCGTGCAGAACATGGAGCAGCACGCCGATCTCTTCAAGGACATTCTCAAGGAAACGAAGGTGGATATTAGCCAGGTCTCGAAAACGGCCCATCCTGCCATCAAGAAACCCATGGCCAAACCCGATGAAGCGAAGGCCTATCTGGAGGAGCAAAAGCAGAAGTTACGACAGACCATGAAAGGGGGGGCGCATGCCGCTCAGCCCTGAGCAGAAACAGCAGCTCGATCAGCAGGCCTTTACCGAGGTGATGCAAGAGCAGCAGGCCAAGCCTGGCTGGTTGCAATCAGTGGATGAGGCGGTGCTACCGACTGGGGGCAATATCATCGGTGGGGCGTTTGGTGGCGGGCTAGGGACGCCGTTTGGGATGACGATCCCTGGCGCGATGGCGGGCGAGTCCATTGGCGGGGCATTAGGGGAAGGCGCGAACCAATTGCTTGGTATCACCGAACCGAGCTTGACGAATATCGGCATGGCGGCAGTGGCCCCTCCGGCGATTCGTGGCGCGATCGGTGCCGCGAAGGCTGGGATTGCCCGCATCCCCGGGGCGGCAGTGGAGCTACAAGCCCTCGGCGCCAACATGGCCAAGCAGATGGCCGGGAAGAGCATTGAGACGTCTGGCACCTCGCAAGAACTGTTCACGATGCTCAAGCAGATGAGTGATGACGGGGCGAAGCAAGGGATGGGGCCGATTTTGATTCCACAGAAACATTTGCTCCAGACATCAAAGGACATTCTGGAACGCGAAATGCGCGTGCCCATTGAATCGTCCAGGGATTCCTCAGTGTTGAAGCTGGCTGAAGAAGCGAAGCACCTGGCGGAAACGAATCCTGACGGCATCCCTATTGAAGCCTTTCAATCACTCAAGTCTCGTTTTGGCCGGGATAGTGCCTTTGATACCACCAAGCCGAAGTCCAGTCAGGCGGCGAATAAGCAACTCTTTGCCTCCCTTGAGCGCGATCTCGATGAAGCGGTCAAGGGTGGAGGCACCCCCGCTGCCGATATGCTCAAAGCGGCCACGCAAGCCTCCAAGCTCGAAATGACGCGCGATGAATTGGCCGACCATATTGCGAGAAAGATCGTGCAACCGCAACAGAATACCGGCTTGGAGTACGTGAATGCCAAGGGGCTGATGCAGCACTTGAAGAACGATAAGCGTATTCGAGGGCTGCCACAGGACCAACAGGACGATCTCAAGGCTACGACCTCCATGCTGCTCAAGATTCCCAACCTGCCACCGCCTGGGCAGTTTGGATCAGGGCGTGCGGTCGGGCGAGCGGGATTGGTGGGAGCGGGTACCTTGTACGCCACCGGAGATCCGACGATGTCCTCGATTGCCGGAGGCATCGCAGCAGGCGCCCCACAAGTCATCAGCTATGCACTCACGACGACACCAGGGAGAGCCCTCATGCGAGCCCTGCTCGAAAGCAACCAGGGCACATTGACCCATAAGGCGCTGTCCATTCTGAGTTCCTTTATGACCGCCACCCAGGCACAACCCGGCACGAGGATGACGCACTAACATGGAAACGATACGCTTCAGTCCAATTGGGAAAGAAGATTGCAGCTTTGGCACTGGGACATTTGAAGTGACGCTGGCCGATGGCCGGGTGGTCATGCTCTCGCAGATCGATATTGGCGCCATCATTAACGCGGGGCTTTCAACGCTGACCTTGACGGGACTCACACTGACCGCGCCAGCCATTAGCGCCCCCGTGCTGTCAGGATCAGCCTCAGGGACCTATACCCTTGGTGGCACGCCGACGATTGCCAGTCCGACGATTTCCTCCCCCACGATCACCAGTCCAACCATCTCATCCGGTGCCGTCACACTCACGAGTGGACAGATTGCTTTCCCTGCCACCCAAGCACCCAGCGCTGGCGTGAATACCCTGGATGACTATGAAGAAGGCACCTGGACGCCCTCAATCGGTGGCAATGCCACCTATACGCTACAAAGCGGGACCTACGTCAAAGTGGGGAAACTGGTCATGATTGGGTGCACGCTCACGATTAATGCCATTGGCACGGGGTCAATCAATACGATCACCGGCTTGCCATTTACTACGGCGGCCAATAGCACCGGGCAAGTCCGATGGGATACTGGCGCATCTACATTTTACAATGTGATCGCCTACGCGGGAGGAGGAGGCACGAGCGTCAACCTCTATGCGATTACGGCAGCCACAGCCAGTCCTAGCTTGACCACGGTATTAGCCAATAGCACCAGCATTTATTTCACCATGTCCTATATGGCGACGGCCTAAGATGTTTGCCTGGATCTTGATTGCAATTCTGATCTTCACTGGGTGGGGTGGCTTTATGGGTTGGGGCCATGAGCATGTGGAGAATGTCTGTCTGACGAGGAATGCGATCTTGCTAATGGAGCAGCGGGAAGGCCCCTTGCAGGCGTGTCGCTAATGAAAGAACTGGTCTCCTGGAACTTCTATGAAATTACCTTGCTGGCGCTCACGATCTATCGTGAAGCCAGGGGCGAGCCGCACGAGGCGCAGATTGCCGTGGCCCATACGGTCAAGAATCGTATCGCCAAGCCAGGATGGTGGGGTACAGACATTATCAGTGTCCTGACCAAGAAATGGCAATACAGTTCGCTGACTGATCCGAACGATAAGCAGCTCACGACCTGGCCGAAGGCCGACGATCATGTCTTTGAGGACTGCCTGAGCTTGGCTGAGATGGTCGTGCGTGGGGTCTATAACTCGCCGCTTAAAGGCATCGATTCATATTATGACGACTCCCTGCAAGGCGATCTCAGGCCGAAGTGGGCCAGGGAACACCCTGAGCGTTTTGTGGGCAAGATTGGCCGGCTGAACTTCTACAACCTGGATATGGATGTGGAAGTATGAGCATGCGCACCGCGAAATGTCCCTATTGCGGCAGAGCCTATATCCCCAAGGATATCTTTCAGCATGTCCAGTATCAGTGTCCGCTTCGTCCATCTGCACCACGAAAGGCGCACAGATGAATGGAAGAATCACGAGAGCGACGGCAAGACCAGAAGGATTTCATGGAAGTCCTGAAACTCCAAAATAAAATCTTAGCCGATCAAAATGTCCTGCTGATCCAGATCGTGGCATTCATCACGCCAGTCTCGGCCTTCTTCGCGGCCTTCAAGAACTTCGTGATTTTCATGGCCTGGATTGTGGGAGCCATCGGGGCGGGGTATGCGGCATGGCAGGGGTTTGTGACGTGGATTAAAGCACACTAGGAGGATCTATGGGGTTCTGGAGCTTTCTCAGCGGTACCACACCAGCGGGGGTGATTAGCGAAACTGGGCAAAAGGTTGTCGCGTCAGTCTTTGAAGGCGTCAATGAACTGATCGAACAGTTTCATATGTCTCCAGAGGATGCGCAGAAGTTCAAGCTGGCCTTGGCGCAGATGCAATTAGATGCGTATAAGGCCCAAATAACCGACGTGCAATCGGCTCGGCAGATGCAGATGGCCAATAAGAGCCCCTGGCCTGGGATACTGACGCTCGTGATCGTGGGAGGCTTCTATGGGGTCCTTGGGGTGATCTTCTTCAAAGGTCTGCCCTCCACTTCTGCGCCTGGCGGAGAGATCGTGTTGCTGCTCATTGGGTCACTGTCTACAGCCCTGACTGCGGTCCTGGGCTACTGGTTCGGCACGACACAGAGCAGCCAGAACAAGGATAAGATGCTCATGGAGTCCGTGCCCGCGTCAGCGATACAGCCCAAGCCCTAGCACGGCGGCTTCGCATAGGGATTGTGATAGGTCCCGAGCTCCTTCATCTCCTGCTGCTGGCGCTGATATTGGGAGTTATTATAGATCCCGTTCAGCGCATCCGTTTGCTGCTGTTGCTGCCAAGAGGACTGGGCATAGGTCAGACCGCTGGTGGCGAGAATGGCCCCGAGCAGAAACCAGAATAATTGTCGCATAACGCCTCCTTGGTGAATTGCCCACCTATCACATAACCATTCAACCAAGCCTGTCTATACCTCTTTCGTACCCCATCCCACCCCCTTGGCGTGCTGACGGAGCGCCTTCGCCAACCCTTTACACTGTTCATAAATTGGTGAGCACACCCATGGCGCAGATGGATCGTTGGGGTTCGATGAATGAGAACCAAATGACAATACCAGCTTCGCCGCCTCCTCCCACACCTCCCGCTCCCGCTGCGCCAGGGCGTGGATGATGGCAGTAAACACATCCTCCATTTTATTCTTCACGTCATCAGCTACGACTTCTTCAGCAATAAGATAGATACACGTCAGCGCCTTCCTGGCTTCACGAATGGCCTGTTCCAATGGATCGTTCATGATCTATCCAATGTGTGAATGGTGAAGGTGTCGCAGTAGAGGCAGAAGGCTTGACGGCTATTTTTAAACGCTTGCCATGCCGCCTTATCACTGCTCCACAATTGTTTTTGCGCAGAACACGGACATTTCAACTTGAGAGTTTTCACCTGTTCCGCCAGCCCCTTCGCGGGGGGTTGGGTTGTCGTATCCACGACGCACTCTGTTGAAGTGGTTGGTCCAATAAGGTTACTCATCCTCCCTCTCCGTGTCCGTCGCGGGGGTGGGCTTCATAGCAAAGCTCCTCTCCACAGCACAGGTTGTTGATCGCCTCGAATATAGAGTGGGTGTTTTGGTCGGCACGATTTCGTAACTCCAACACAGTAGAGCGGATGGCGTTTCAGCATGGCAAAAATAGGCTTCGCACGATCAACAGCTAGAAGCTCGGCACCCCAAGCACAGATGATTAGATGTGACCTTTCTGCTGCCATAAGAATAGCCTCGTCATTCTCAGGGCCGACAGGATCACTAGCAGTCAGCAGCGCCATGGGCTTTGTCGCCCTCAACGCAAACAGGTTCACCACTTCCAGCGCGTCGAAGTTCCAGGCTTTCCCGAAGCCAATACAGCGCCGTATTGTAGGATCGTCAATCTCGGCATCAGCAGTACTAGGGTTCAACATGATGAAGCACACGACCGCCTTCCCTTCCGCCCATGTTCGCCGCAAGCTGTATCGATACCGTTGACACTCAGAAATCGTCGCGGCTCGCTGCATCACCTCACCCATGCTACCGCTCCTTCCCGTCCGTGGCGGGGGGTTCCAGGGGGCCTGCGAATTGGCCCAATAATGTTTGTTTGTCTATCGCATATTTCGTGATGTATCGAACTTCCCAATTAAACCTTGGCGTGTCGCTCTCATAGCGCCACCAGTACCACCCCGGTGTGGTGGGCTTCTCGTGAGTCCAGGTCATGGTTTCCTCTCGTAAATCACATCACCCCATATGGTTCTCACGACACGAACCCACTTGAGCCATGACTGGCCTGTTACGACCCACGAGTTGTCTATCAGTGTATGCGTGGTCAGTGGAACCCAGGCAAACTTGTACTCATCATCCTTCATGCCCCCTCCTTCCCGTGTGCCCCCGGTGGCGTGAGATCATAGAGCTTGGGTTGTCGTGCTCGCCAATCGAGGACCTTCTGCAACCACTCATCGCCCTTCTTGAAGAAGGTGCTGCTGGTATGTTCAATCAGCATCGCGCAGCCGTCCTCAGTCCAATTCAGCCCCTTTTCCAACTTCCCCACCCGCTGCTGGAGGCGGTCAATGAGTTGACACTGGGCCATCAGTTCATCATGCAAGGCCCCGCCCTCGTATGCTTTTAACTGCTCATGGAGGTCTGTAATCCCACCCTGTTGCATCGTCGTAAGCTGGTCTAACCGCTCGATGGTCGCGAGCGCGGCGGCGAGCTGGGCCTGGAGCTGATCGAATGTACCGAAAGGCCGCACGTCAGCTAGGTCAAGCGTCTTGCCGTTAATAGTGCATGACAGTTTCCCTTGCTCAATGATTGGCCTGTAGACAACCTCAACACGCTGCTTGGCTTCCTTCTCCCTCGCCTCTAGCTGGGTGCGGAGGGCGGCGTCGGTGTCTAGAATATCGTCAAGCCGTTGGCGCAATCCTCCTGCCGCTGCCCATCCGCTACCAGCGTCGAAGTATTCATTAACAGAATCGTTTACTTTTTGAACTACCTGCTCCCTCGTCATCCCCATCGCGGCCTCCCTCCGGCTTGAGTTGTGCGAGAAGTTTTGTACCTTTCACACATTTGGAACAGTCGCACGTCTTACGATACCCTATAGCCTTCAAGGCATCTTTATAGATTTGCAACACCCGCTCCACGTCAGCGGCCAGGTAGCACGGCTTGAAATCCTCTTCACCTTGGAATGGACTACCAAAGTTTTTGACGTACTTTTTCATCACTCCCCCCTGTGCCCTGCGTGCACGCGGCTCAAGGCTTCATCCATTCGCACGCTGGTTTAATCACCAACTGAATCTCAGCCGCTCGATAGGCGTCATACGGCGTGCGGCCTTCGCCTCGTACCCGGCCACCGTTTTCATTCTGAATCGCCACAACATAGCGACCATTACCCAGTACGGACATGCGGATATTCCAAATGAGTCTCATGCTCCTCCTCGTTCAGCCGCGATGGGCTAATTATTCTCAGCCACGCGCTGGACTGCTAGCCTGTTGCATTCGCGCTCAAGTTCTTCTAGGCACGGCTCACAGGCAAAGAAATCGAATCCTTCAGCAGGTTCACCAACGCGCTCACAGCCTTTGAATATACACTTCATTCACCGGCCCCCCGCCTGCCCGTGAGAGGTTAGAATAACTCACCTGTTGCCTTGCGAGCCCGGCGCGTAGTTCTCGCATTCGCCTGATGCAGATCATGGTCATAGCGAAGGTGACAGCGTTGACACATGGCCTTCAGGTTCTCGTCTCGGCAATCCATTTCCGTATGGTTCAGGTGCGCCACGGTTAGGACCACCTTCCCCTTGGCCCACTTCGCCGGCTGGCCGTTCAATTCCACGCATCGCCGTGGTCCAGGTGTCGTACGATGCAGCCCACACTCTCCCTCACATTCACAGCGCCCACCAGACCGTGCGCGAATACGCTTAGAAATAGCCGTCCAGTCCTTGGGATACCGACTTTTTACAAATGGCATACATAGCTCTCTGGCGTGAAGAGGAGGGCGCGGGTCATGGCTGCCATGCTTCAATCTCCATCACGATTTTAGGGAACTTCCGGTTCATCTCGTGCCGCTTCCAGATTACGTCATAAATGAGTCCATCGTCCTTCAGCACTTTGCTGTAGACCAAGACGTGGAACAGGGCATCCAAACATCCAGAAACATCGCGTGTGCGCTTGTCTCCCGGCCAGTAGCTACACGTCAGGCGCACCGGCTTGGTGATCTCAGGGGCACGCATGAATTGGGAGCGGATCTCGATAGAGGCTCGATCTCGCCAGTCCTTAAAGACCTTATTTGGGTACTTCATCACCTTGCCGTTGCGAAACAAGAGCTGCACTTGGTTCTTGCCGCTCACACATTGGCCAGTTACCGACACCATGAACGGCGGAAAGGGGCAGAGCGCAGATTGTTCGGCGGAGATGATTTGCCTCATAGTTTTACCGCGTGTCTAGGATGCGCGGCCCCCATCGGTCATACTGTTACGATGCAATACGCAGTTTGGGTTTATTGAGCCAAATGTACAGGTGCATCCCATAAACACATCACCTCCTCACGCAATCACCCGATGATATCTTTGACGACTACAAATCCTGCACCGCCTCGTCGTTCTCCCGCTTGCCAGTTTATAAAAGTACGTGCTGGCCTGAGTCCACGGATGGCCCCTAGGGCACTCATTCTTGACCTCCCGCACCAGATGCGCCCCGTTCACCTTGCGCAGGTCGGGGGGGCGGGGGGGCAGGGGGATGTTCATCGGCCTATTGCCGCAGTTGATGCAGATCGGCTCTAGATTCTCGCCCCACTCATTATGGGACCAATGAAAGCAGCCTTGGCACTTCTGGCATCTCATGTTCCAGACCCATTCTTCCTACGCCTAAATGCATCTATGGTTTTCCTACCAGCATCAATTCTCGCTTGTCGCTCCTCAGGACTAAGACCACTGAGATGCTGGGTCAGAATATTTGTCAACTCCTCGACGATCGCATGAACGGTGCCATCTGACACCACATCCATATTGATGTCACCACATGCGCACACCTCATATGGCTCGCCAGTCACGGGGCTTTTTACGCGCGTCCAGTCATGCTGATGAATGTCCTTAGCCATTACAATCCCCCCGCCCGCCGCGTCAGGCTGTGACCGGCGTCCTATAGAGTTGCTCTGCACGAATTTCCATAATGGCGTTCTCCCACTCGTCTCGATACCGAGAGGTCGCATTCGCCGCGTCTTGCAGCTTGGTGGTGTAATACCGCAGGAGATAATCCACGTCATCGTCGGACACATCGCTAATGGGCTGGCCCTTCATTTTCCCAAAGGGCACAACCCACTTCGCAACAGGGGCGCAGGATTTCACATGGTTCGCCAGCTCTGGCTCCGTCCTGGGAAGCAACGCCCCGACCTGAGACCTTTGCCCTCCGCGGGGAGCTGCTGCATCTATCTGCGCCGAATGTTTGATCGATGCTGAATTTCCATCGTCATCCTCTTCCGTCACTAACCCAGTCATGCAGCCCAGCGCATAGCGCCTCGCATAGGTCAGCGCACTCCCTGCCCCTTGAGGATCGTCCTTGGCGACACGCATCTTAAGACAGCTGCGCATCCACTGGCCGCTGCTATGGGTGAGCTGAGTTTCCAGCAGGATATGCCCATCCGGTGACTCCATGGGACTCTGGGTAATGGCAATCTCTTCGTTGCGGAATGGGAGCAGGGCTGTCCAGACCGAGGAGAGATCCGCATATTTGGAGTGAAAGAACGGATTGGTCGCGTCCTTTTTGGCAGGCATCAGCTTGACCTGTGCCCGAACAATGGCCCCCGCAAGCTTATCGATTTCAGGACTTTGGCTGGACTCCATGGATCAACTCCTTTGCGGTAGTAGTTAAAGGGATAAACGGATAGCAACTCTGGCACCGCCTCGTAGCTTTGAACTCCCGGTCATACGCACAGGGTACGCCGCAATCCACACACGTTGGCCGGCCCCCATTGCCCCTCTGCGCGGCGCTATAGGTCAGTGGCATCAGGAAGCGGCTCGACGCTACTCCGTGCGTCAACGATCTGTGGAACAAGCACCTTTGTTGCCTCTGGCATTTCAAGCTGGATACGGAATGTCCCATAGGCACTGACACCAGCCAATTTCCCCATGGGGAACTGCGATTCCCATTGCTCAACAATGTCCTTCAGTCCTGCAATGTCCTGCGTAGATGCCAACTCAACCTGCACTCTCATAATGCTTCTCCTTTATGAATTGAACATAATTGTTTAATGCGGCTATCACTTGTGACTCTAGGGCAATTCGATTGCTTGGATCATCAGGCAATCCATTCTCTGTCGTGAGGATGACGTGGTATCCGTCAAACTCGGCGTAGACGCTATCACCTAAATATTGCTTATCCATTATGCGTTCACCTCCTGCGCGGCGGCGGGGGTCATCATTTATCGCCCTACTTCTCTTTGGGTTCTCTGGTAATTATTCAGACATTCCCGATGATGCTGGCGAGAAATGCCCACCCACATATTTTCAGGCGCGTCATAGTTCTTACAATATCGACAAGAGAGCCAATGTGGAGGCGCACCGGCTTGAATGGCTCGCTCCCTCCGATGAAGCAATAAATGATAGGCCTGATTTTCACAGATCACCAAATTGCTATTTGTATTTTGTCCGCGATGGCCATTGACATGATGAACTCTGGCTTTCACTGGAAGAATATGACCGAGTGCTTTTTCTGCAATGAGTATATGCTCAAGAACATGGCCTGACGACGTTGCCCTTGGATGTCCATGACATAACACTCCTATATATCCCATGCTTCGTTCAGTTCGACCTCCTCGCCAGTTATGGCTTTGTTCTCCTCTAGCATGATTGACTTTGGAGGCATGGTATCTAATAAAGCGCTTTGGGTTTCCCTTAATCCATCCATGAAACTTGCTGCTATATTTCGCAATAGGCGCTAGCTGTCCGCATCCACATTCGCAAAGGTTGGACATTGTTCTATCCTTAATCTGCGGCCATGATGTCATCATGCAGCCGTGCCGCCTTGAGCGCCAGGACAATGAGGCTATCGTCGAAATGATTTTGCATGGCCTTGAGGTGCCGGATTTCTGGGATCATCAGCGTGCGGCCTTCAAATATCTCGCGGGCTTCGATGAGGTCTCGTTCTAGGTCAATCATGTCAAGACATCCTTCCTCAGGGCCGCATAGGCCTCAGGCGAGAGGGTTTTGATCGTCTCAATCAGGTCCAGCCATCCAGCATGGGTCCACAGTTTCGAGCACGTCTCCCACGGGCACGCATCCTCAAGGCGACACGCTAAATGATAATCCATGTCTACCTGATGATCAGTTGAAAGGCAGTTATGCGTCACAACATCACCAAGACCGCCAAGATCCACAGCACCAAGCCCCCCAGCGTGGCGAGCTTGACGATGGCCCACACATCAGACAGCGGCGCGTCCTGCCAGTGGACGTTGGGTTTTGGATACAGTGCGACGGTGAGGACATCATGTTTCATACGTTCACCTCGTATCCCTGATTGGGCCATGAAAACCGCTGCGCTTGCTCCATCGCGGCGTACAACTTCTCCAACCGCTCACTGCCTGGTTGATAGAGGTCCATCGGATGCGTGACCTGCGTGCTCGCCAACTCCTTCAATACCTTCTCTTCACCTCGACACAGCTGCATCATGAAGGACGTGCGGGGATCGGTCATAACTGCCTCCTCTCTGCGGTCGGTGTCAGCTGGGCGCGGGTCAGGCCGCCCGCTTCTTGCCATTCGGGCGCTTCAGCCCCACTTCACGGCGCAAGACCTCTCTCACCCATTCACTGAAATTCAGGCCGACATCTGCGGCAGCAGCCTCACACCGGGCATTCAAGACCGGCTCCAGCCTGATTCCTCTATGGAGTTTCTTCGTCATCATTCGTTCGTGCTCCTTGTCGTGATTCGTACTACAACGGTTGTATACCGTCAAACAACGTTTGTCAAGACCCCTACGAAAGAATTATATAAAAATGTTTGACAGGTGTTGACTATGTTGTACGCCCGTCATACACTAGGGCCATTGATGCTAGGTAATCCATATGAAGGGAGGTGACACATGATGATCGTGAAAGCAGAGAAGAAGGATGAGGAAGCGCGGATTGCGCTGAGACTCCCGCGCTGGCTCCATGATGACCTGAAGGAATCAGCGGAGCGCTCAGGCTGGGATGTCTCGAAGCAAGTCAGGCTCGAACTGGCGGCGCTGCGCGGCAAGGCGGTGGTACCGTCGATCCCGCAACCCGGACAGATGGACCAACGTTTTAATAAGCCTACTCATGGCTCCCCCAGCAAGAAGTCTCGCAAGAGAGGCGAAGCTGCATGAGTAGGCGGTTTGACGGGGCGGGTGATCGGAACGAGGTGCGGTGACTCTCAGTATGTAGGTAGGGTACCGAATACAAATAGAAAGGATGGGGCGATCATGGAGAACGGGCTGACGGTGGAGCGCTTACGTAGCCGACACGAATTGCATAGGCCGACAGGGCAGGCACAGACTCGCGGCCTTACTTCTCCACGGAGGCCCAGGATGTGTGACACCTTTTCTGATCTGCTCAAGCAATATATCGAAGAACATCTCAAGGGCCGCTCCTCGTTTAAAAAGATGTCCTTTGTGGCGTCCCAGTGGGCGCTGCACTGTGCAAGTACGCCGACGCGCGCGCAATTGCTGCAACGGCAGCAGAGCATTTGCCAGGGCCATTATGAAAAGGGCGCGACGAAAGCGAATACCGAACTCGCCTTGATTCGGGCCGCGTGTCGGTGGGGCATCTATCGGGAGCGCTGGACGGGCGGCGATCCCACGGTGGGCATTCGCAAACTGAAAACCCCGAAGCGCATGCGCATGGGGAAGCAGGAAGAATTGAAAGCCTTGCTCACCTATTTCGCGGGGGCCATCACTCCCGTCGAGATCCGTGATCGAGCATTGTATGGACTGATGCTGTTCACGGGCTGCCGGCCAGGAGAAGCCCGTATGGCGAAGCTTGAGGCGATCACGCCCTATGGGCAGATGGGCTCGTGGCAGAAGGGCAAGACCAAGAATGGCCAAACACAAGAGCTGCCCTTGCCTGCGCAGTATATGCCGTGGCTGGCCGCATGGAAGGCGATCAGGCCGGTGAGTACCAGTCTCTATCTATTCCCAGGCCAGCGCCTCGATGAGCCGATGACGTGTGATGCAGTCAAATTGCGCTGGCATGAGACGCGCTTGATTCTCAAGATTTATGGCCTCTGGAATTATGATCTGCGGCGCACCTTGGTCAACGTGATGGGCAATGAGCTGGGCTACGACATGCACACGATTAAAGCGATCATCAATCATTACGAAGGCTCGGCGCTGGGGCATTACTATTTCAAGTCGTTTGATTCCCTCACTAAGCCCATGCAGCGTTATGCGGACTGGTTGATGGGATTACAGGAGGCCAGCCATGAACCGCTATGAGTTCTACGATAAATACAAGCTGTTCATGCCCATTACGCACATTCACCAGTTTGAGCTAGACCTCTACAACGTGATCCATGACGAGGCCTGGCTGGAGCGCTTTGTGGAGCGGGATGAGGCGGGGCAGGATTAGAGGGGCAGCACTTCCTGTGCCAAGCGGCGCACGGCGATCTCGCAATACTTCTCTTCAATCTCAATGCCAATGGCTTTGCGGCCTAGATCCTTGGCGGCTCTCAACGTGGTGCCTGATCCGCAATAGGGGTCGAGAATGATGCCCTTGGTCTTGCTAATCTCAATGCACCACTTCATCAGCTCAATTGGCTTTTGTGTTGGGTGCTCATTGCGCATGCCCGATTCACTATCACGATAGGCCCCGATCCAGAGATGTTGAAAGACACGGCTTCTTCCCAAACAATTGGTCCAGGCCATTTCGCAATCAGCTTGTCGAATGTCAGCGTCTTGTCTGACAATTTTCACCCAGGCCAGCCATGCAGCATTATCAGGAAGACGTGAGGCAAAACAATTCCCTCCCCAAATGATTGACGGAATATTCATGGCCAGCATGGGCGAGGGATCAAATGGTTCGCTATCCCAATCAATGGCCCCGCGATCATATCCATTCAGGAATTTAGAATGACTTGCATCATAGCCAATGCCATAGGGTGGATCAGCGAGGATAAGACCAATAGCAGGCAAGTGTGGCAAAATCTCTCGACAGTCCCCTACGAATAGCGTAATGCCGTCCTCGTCGTAGTAGGGTTGAGGGAGGCTCATTTCATCCTCAGCACACAAAAGTTTAAGAGCAGCGCCGCCAGCCAGTACAGCGCCTTGATGTAATTCCCCTGCCAGCCGTAGGTGAGGGACGCGCCGAGGTTCAGGGACATGAGGAGATAGATGAAGAGATCGCCGGTCATGCCATGATCCGTTTCAATGCCTTGAGGGCTTCAGGATTCTCGGCGAGTGCCTCACTCATCGAGACATATTCAGGCTTCGGCCCTTCGATGGCCTGTTGGACCGGCACATACTGTTTGAGCGCCAGCTTGAGCTGATCGATGCTGGGCCAGTGATCGCCAGTGGCGAACGATTCACAGGTGAGTTTCCAGCCTGCCGCCTCATAGTTCTCAAACTGCTTCCAATAGAACTCCACTTGCAATTCAGCTGGCGTGGGCTCGCCATCCAAGGCCATTGACATGGTGCGGTAGGCTTTCCCCCATGGCTGTGTGGTGAGGAGCAAATAGCCGCGCAAGAACTCAGGCTTGGTCATGAGGGAATCTCCTTCCGTGTGGAGGATCGAGAGAGAAACGCTTGCATGGTCGTGGGTGCGGATTGGATTGGCTGGTCAGCCCAACGGCCTTCGTTGAGCCATGTCGACGGATGAGGGATAAACTGGCCATTCTCCTTGGTCCATTGATCCGTTCGCTTTGCAATCTCAATCGCTTTGAGTATGTCGACCACTGGTGGCTTGTCGACCGCTTTCTTCCATGCTGCTTGCGCCTTCTTCTTTCCCACGCGCTTTGGATAGATGCGCCAAAATTGTTCAAACTCTTCAGCATGACCATTGCTCTTAAGATCCGGAGAAGAAGTTAAGAGAAGAGGATTAAGAGAAGAAGTTAAGAGAACAGGAACAGGAGGGCATCTTTTGGAAGCACCTAATACGGTATCCGATACCCTATCCAGAAATGACTGGTCACAGAACTGCTTAACACGTGGATATCGCTCAAGAAACATAGCCACCAAGGGTGAATTATGGAGCGAAGAGTTATGCACAGCTGCGCTCCGTTCGTTCTTTTCGCCTCTTCCCTGATACCGGAACATATTCGTGACAAAGACAATACTGTTCTCCGGATCGTAATAGACCAAATCATTCTCAGGAGCCGATAGGGTATCGAATAGGGTATGCGATAGGGTATTGGACAGACCTGTTTCTTTCATGACCAATTCAATCGGCAGGTAATAGATCCCTGAGAGATGGGTGTGCGGATTGGTAATGAGATAGACAAATAAGAGCTTGCCTTGCACTGACAACCGCTGGACCTTCTTATCGGTCCAGAGTTGGGTGCAGATCGTGCGATAGATCATTCGTCTCTTTCGGCTTATCCCACACTCGTGAGGTGCATTTCGGACACTGGACTGGCCGACGTTCCATGCGTGGCATCCAAATATGTCCACACCGCAAGCATTGACGGGATTGAAGGACTAGGGTTGTTCCCAGTTGCATATGCTACTACTAGCACGGTAGTCAGCACATGTCAAACAATTTGTGACACTGTTTGACTTTTGCCCAGGAAGCGTGTAGGAGCTAGCACGCATGACGCATTACTGGGGTGCCAAACAAATCCTGGAACGTGCTGGGTATAGCCCCAAATCGTACCGCGTCTTTCCTGATCTCGTGCTGCGTCATCACATCCCCTGCTATCTCATGCGGCATAGCGGACATCGCAAGCCGATGTATCATGCCTCGGAAGCAATGTTCATCGCCTGGGAGCTGTCAAAGGCGAAGCAAACCCACGAACATGTACGAGCGCAGGTGGAACAGCGGAAGGATCGACGCTACCGTTGCTTGGACCGAGAGAGAGTGAAGGTGGCTGCTTGAGTCTGCACGGCTTGCAAGCACCACTCCCGCACCTTGGTAGAGTGAGGGAGGCACGCTATAAGTCATTGATATCATTGAGCGTGTCACCTGCAAGCGAGTCCTACCGACATCGATCAGGCCAGTTCGGCAGTGATGCGGTGCCGCTGAGCCATGGGGGGGGAGGGGCGACATCGACTCCATCGCCGCTCAAGCCCAGGAGTTGGCTCCAAAATTTCTTAACCCGTTACATAGAGCCAGTCCGCTTGCTCGCCGGTCGTCACTGGTTTCTCGCGGTGATGATCTATCTGTTTTTTACTGCGGCTGTGCTCCTAGGGTATTTCCATGACGAGTAAATCCAACGATCGCGCTTCGACCTTTACCGACCAGTTCGATGCGGCGATTGCGGTGGCGAACGGCGGCATTAATCTCGACACGGCGAGTGAAACGGTGCAGGAGACGTTGGAGGCGTTGCGCAAGCAAGCGAAGGCGTTAAATGCGAGCGAGTATGCGGGCGACAAGGACAAGACGGTGAGCTGTCCCGAGTGCCAATGCAGTTTTACCGTGAAGGTCTCGGCGGTGGCGGATCTCTCGAAGACGATGGCGAACACGGCGAAGGTGATCGATGAGACGGCGCGGTTGATTCAGTATACGAACGGCAAGCCGGATTCGAGGCCGGAGGTGGTGGGGGCAAATTGGTTACAGAGTTTGACGAACGAGCAGCTCGCGATTGTGCAGGGCTGGATGGCGGGGGCGGTGGATGATGGGCGGTAGATTGGCGCACAACATCTTCGATGGCTTGATGGGGCAAGGTCTGAGTCAACAGGACATGCAGTCGTATGCCCAGCAACTCAGCGCCGAGCAGAACCGTCAGCGGCAGATGAACGCGCTACAAGTATCTGGGATGTCACAAGCCCAAGTCGGGCAATTGTTCGGCATGGCTCCGCCGACTCAGTCCGTCGTGAACACCGGCCCTGGTCTGCTGCCGAAGGACCTCATCCCCATGCTGGACTTTGAATATGCCGACAACATTCCGGCACGGATTGCGCAGAGTGTGGAGAAGTTGATTGAGAGCCGGAAGCCGCAGCCCGCTCAGTCCCAGCAGCGATGGGGCCAGCAGGTGATGCAATCATGGGCGACATCAATGATCAGTCCAAGCCCATTTATTCGAGGTTTCTAACCGACCCTATACGAGGAGGTTGATATGGACACGATGACCGAAAGCAAAATCACAGAACTCAAACGCTTAGGCCTGACCGCTGCGGCAGCGGTGATTCATGACGCCTCGCAGCTGTCTGAGAAGTTGAAGGTGGCCTACGAGCATTACCGCTTCTTGACCCCGATGGCGGTGCAAAAGTTTCAGGACAAGTTGAAAGCCGAAATGGTGACGGATGAGAAGGGCGCACGGATCTACAAGCAGCTGCGCTTTACGGCCCTGGAATCCTATCCGAAGATTCCGCCCGATCATGTGTTGGCGGCGCTCATGCAGGCGAAAGACGTGGGCTGCTTCGATACGTTTGAAGTGGTGGACCTCGAAACCATCACGGTGTTACCCGATCCGCTCTTGCTGGGCTGCATTACCGGCTCAGAGGACAAGTTCTATATCACGCAGTGGGATGACGATGTGAAGATCCAGGACATCCTGCAAGCGGACGAAGGCTGGGTGCGGCCTGAGGCATGAGCATGGGGCATCTCGTTTTTCTGGGGCTCAATCTGTTTCTCCTGGGGCTCAATCTCGTGACGGTCTGGATGAATATCAAGCTCATGACGGAAAACTCGAAGCATCGGCTGTTGGAGAAATGACGTGCAGCACGCATACGGGGACAGACGCGGTCGAGGGAAAGACGGTATGCCGGAAGTGTCTGCTCCGCATGCGACTCGCGTATGTCCGTCGTGCGAAGCCGTTGACTCGGCGCACCTGTCTGCGGTGCGGGCGCCGGGGATCGCGTCCCTGGAAGGAGCGGCATCGTTGTTGGGCCTGTCGGCGCACGTTACGAAAGAATCCGGAGGCTGAATGCCGAGTGCGCGGCTGAAACAGACGGCCAGCCAGCAGCTCGACGCCGAACGCTGCCGGCGTGATGCGCAGTATTTCGTCTTTGACTCCGGCCTGATGACGAAGGATGAACATGACACCGGCTCCCCCATCAAACCCTTTCCATCTCACCCGTACTTGCGCGCATTGCTCGACTGTTTACTCGTTTGTGGGCGGCTGCTGCATGCTCAAGACGCACGATGGGCTCGCGCAGCCGGTCACTCCGACCTCTGGCTGCAATCACTGTCGAGTTCCGGTATATGCCTTGTGGAAAAGTCGAGACAAATTATGGCCACCTGGCTCTGCTGCGCCTACCTCCTCTGGCGCGCCAAATATGTCCCACTCCAATTGATTTTGGTGCAAAGCAAGCGGGAAGAAGATGCGGCCAATTTGGTGTTTAACAAGGACCCCTTTGTGGCGCGCATCAGCTTTATGGAATCCCATTTGCCACTGCATCTCCGCACCATGACGTTTCCCAAGTGCGGCACCTTTGCGCATCTCTATGTGCCGAACGGCTCGCATATCTGGGGCGTGCCGGAAGGCCAGGACATTATTCGTTCCAATACCCCCAGCGTGATTTTTAGCGACGAAGCCGCGTTTCAGCCGGAGTTCGGCGGGGCGTTTACGGCGGCGCTCCCGGCGATTAAAGGCGGCGGGAGTTTTATCGGCATCTCCAGTGCGGAGCCCGGCAGCTTTGCGCAACTCGTGGAGGCGGCGGCATGAGCAAGAGTCAGACGATGTTTCAGACCGAAGTAAAGGATGTCACGCTGAAATTGGAGCAGCTCGACCGCTGGACGGCGGGGCTGCTGGGGCATGCGGTGCTGACCATGCCGCACGACAAGCGATTCGATTACGAACTGAAAGTCACGAAAGAGGGCATCCGGGTGATCCAGCGGGATCTGGATGAAGGGAAAGTGGGCTGATGCAGTCCGGCATTTCAGAACGCCTCACGACCAGCGGCATTCCTGTCCTGCGCTTGCATTACAGCGCCGATCCCGCAAAGCGTCCTGGCACGCCAGAGGGCGATGCCTGGCTGGCCGATGCGACACAAGGCTATCCCGGCGGCACGAAGAGCCCACGCTGGCGGAAGGAGATGGAGGTCGATTATGGGGCGCTCGGCGGAACGCGGCTCTTCCCGGAATGGGACCAGTGGAAAGCGAACGGGAAAATTATCGTCCCCCTCTTCAATCCCATCGGCTATAAACTTTTCGGCTCCTACGATCACGGTTGGCGCCATCCGCTCTGCTATTTGGTTCACGGCATTAATGGCGATGGTTCAATTGTTACGCTCTGGGAAACCTACGGATCCAACATTCCCGTGGCAAAACTGGCCCAAATTATTAAGGGAGAGTCCGTCACATTAGCCGATGGTCGTCGCTTTCCCGGCAACCCCTATGCCGGGCAAGAGACGTTCAAAATCGCTGACCCCTCGATTTGGGCGGAAGATCAAGTGATGAGTGACAACACGATGAAGTGCATCGCCAAGCTCTTCATGAACGAAGGCGTCTATTTCACGAAGGGCGAGCGCGGCGGCGATACGATGGTGGCGGAATGGCTGCATGGGCACTACTGGAAAGAGCCGCTGAATCCACAGTACCGCATTACCCTGGCCTGCCCGAATTTGATTCGAGAGATCGGCTTACAGCGCCATAAGGACCGCTCGCCGCAGGCGTCCCGCGATGCCGCACAGCCGGAAGAATTGGTGGATAAGGACAATGACGCCTGGGACAGCGCGAAATACTTTTTTCTGCGCTTTCCGCCGAAGCCACGTGAGCAGCTGGCGCAGCAAAAGCCCAACAGCTTCGCCTGGTGGCGGAAGGTGGCGGAATCCACGAAAGAGGCGCCTGAAGCTGCCGCGCCCTCGTTCAGTATGCAGCGGGAGATGGTGGGCTAATGGCCAAGAAGAAGAAAGCGAACACACAAGACACCCCTTCCCCTGGCCGACTGGGCACAGAAGGCACCGAATCCGAGGGCTTTGCCACCTGGAAGAAGCGCATTGAGCGGGCTAAGAAGGTGCGCGAGAACTGGGAGCGCGATTATGAGGTGGAGAAGTGCGAGAACTTCATTATTGGGCGCCAGTCGAATGTGGGCAAGGGCACCGGGGCCGCCAGCGTCGGCAGCGGCAAGATCACGCTCAATCATACGCTTGCGACGGTGAAGACCATCCTCCCGAATCTCGTCTATCAAGCGCCCAAATTCTTTATTCGCCCGCAGCCGGGCCAGGAAGCCCCCGCGCATGAAGATGATGCGCGCGTGGGGGAAGGGGTGCTCGCCACGATCGCCAATAAAAAGCAAAATTTGAAGCATGCGGCGCGGTTGGCGGTGCAACAGAACTT